AATGCACGCACTCACAGCGATGCTCAGGTTGACAAGATCGCTGCATCAATCCGCGAGTTTGGCTTTTTAAACCCGATCATCACGGACGGGCAAAGCGGCATTGTCGCAGGACACGGGCGAGTGATGGCCGCTCAGAAACTAGGGCTTGATACGCTGCCGACAATTGACGCGGCACACCTTAGCGAAGCACAGCGGCGGGCTTATGTGCTTGCAGATAACCGGCTGGCGCTTGATGCGGGCTGGGATAACGAGCTGCTCAAGATCGAGCTGCAAGATTTGGACGCGGCAGGCTTTGACCTGACGCTGACCGGGTTTGAGATTGACGAGGTTGCCGCGCTGACGCTGGACGCGACCGATGGCCTGACCGACCCCGACGCGGTGCCGGACGCGCCTGCCGTGCCCGTGACGGTCTTGGGCGACGTGTGGCTGCTGGGGCGGCATCGGCTGATGTGTGGCGACTCGACCAGCATTGACCACATGGAGGCTCTAACGCAGGGTCAGCTTGTGGATATGTGGCTGACCGATCCGCCTTATAACGTCGCATACGAGGGTAAGACCAAGGACGCGCTTAAAATTCAGAACGACAGCATGTCGAACGACACCTTTCGCCAGTTTCTGCGCGATGCAAACACTGCAGCAGATGCTGTTATGAAACCAGGTGCGGTTTTTTACATATGGCATGCTGACTCTGAGGGTTACAATTTCAGAGGCGCGTGCCACGACGTGGGGTGGCAGGTCCGTCAGTGCCTTATCTGGAAAAAACAGACGTTGGTTATGGGCAGGCAGGACTACCATTGGAAACACGAGCCATGTCTTTACGGCTGGAAGGGTGGCGCGGGTCACCTGTGGGCGACAGACCGTAAGCAGACCACCATCCTTGAGTTTGACAGGCCGAGCCGCAACGCAGAGCACCCTACAATGAAGCCCGTTGCATTGTTCGAGTACCAGATGTTGAACAACACCAAAGGCGGCGATCAGGTCTTGGATAGTTTCGCAGGGTCGGGAACGACAGCAATTGCATGTGAAACGCACGGACGGTTTGCGCGGTTGATGGAACTCGATCCCAAGTATTGCGACGTGATCATCACCCGCTGGCAGAACTTCACCGGCCAGATGGCAACGCTTGAAGCCACCGGCCAGACATTCGCAGAGTTGCAGACGGAAAGAGCATGAGCAGAGCACAGCACGCGCCAACCGATGCCACTAGGCAAACGGTTCAGCTACACACGACCGTCGGGACAGACCAGACAACCCTGTCCAGAATTTTAGGCATAACTGAAAAGACGCTGCGTAAGCATTATCGTGATGAACTTGATATATCGCTGGCAAAAGCAAACGCTACCATCGGAGGCGTGTTGTTTAAAAAAGCGAAAGACGGCGACACGGCAGCTATGATTTTCTGGATGAAAACTCAGGCAAAATGGCGAGAGCGCCAGGCCATTGATCACAGCTCAAGCGACCGTTCAATGTCACCACCTACGACGATTCAAATAGTGGCCGGTGGCGATAGCAAGGATTGAATTACCGCCCAAGCTGGTTCCAGTTTTTACACCGGCTAGGGGCGAGGTACAGTACCGATCTGCATTCGGCGGCCGTGGTTCGGGTAAGTCGTTTAGCTTTGCGAAGATGGCGGCTGTATGGGGCTATGCTGAACCGCTGCGGATTTTATGCACGCGCGAGTATCAGGTCAGCATTAAGGAATCATTCCACGCAGAGCTAAAGGCTGCGATTGCGTCAGAGCCTTGGCTTGAGGAATTTTACGAGGTCGGCATTGATTACCTGCGCGGGCCTAATGGAACCGAGTTTCTATTCCGTGGACTGCGAACCAATATCGGCAACATCAAATCGTTAGCCAAGATTGATTTAACGATCATTGAGGAAGCCGAGGATATACCCGAAACATCATGGCTGGCGCTTGAGCCTACGGTATTCAGACAGGCCAAATCTGAGGTCTGGACGATCTGGAACCCATGCGACAAGGGCAGCCCGGTCGATGAGCGCCTACGCAAGCACCCGCCAGAGCGTGCGGTGATAGCCGAGGTTCAGTGGACGGACAACCCTTGGTTCCCGCCTAACCTTGAGGCGCTACGACAGCGCGAGCAGGAACGGCTAGATCAGAACAGTTACGCGCACATCTGGGAAGGTGCATACCTTGAAAACAGCAAGGCTCAGATATTGCACGGCAAGGTTAAGATTGCAGAGTTTGAACCTAGCCCTGAATGGAACGGCCCGTATCACGGCCTTGATTGGGGATTTAGCCAAGACCCGTTAGCCGTTGTCAAATGCTGGATCAATGACGACCGGCTATACGTCGAGCGCGAAATGGGCGGCACCGGAATCGAGATCGACGCAACGCCCGACAGGGTGAAGCACGGCATTCCAGACATTGAGCGATACGAAGTCCTTGCAGACAACGCAAGGCCGGAAAATATAAACTACTCAGCCCGTCACGGCTTGCCGAGGATTAAAGCGGCCAAGAAGTGGCCAGGCAGCGTGCAGGACGGTATCGGCTATCTGAGGGGCTTTAAAGAGATCGTGATCCATCCGCGCTGCAAAGAAACGGCGAGGGAAACACGGCTCTACAGCTACAAGGTCGACAAGAAATCAGATCAGGTTTTAACCGACATTGTAGATGCCCATAATCACTACATCGACGCTATTCGTTACGCCTTGCAGCCAATGATTCGCAAGCGTGAAACATCATCCAAGACCAAAGGATTAACCCACTTGTGAGCAATGTAACGACAAAACAGCCGGCGCTTACGCCCGATGTGATTGCTCAATGGGCAATCATGCGCGATACAGACGCCGGAAATGCTCGCATCCATTCACACGATGCGCGGATTACTTCGGTTCTAACGTCAGCGCAGCGAACCAATAACGAAACCGGCAACAGTTCAGAGCTTTGGAATACTTACCTTCCAGTTCCAGGCGGCTTTTTAGCTCAATGGGCAAATGGCGGCCGGAATATGTGGCAGGCGTATATGAAGCGGGCAGTATTCCCCGAGATCATCTCGCCTGCAATCAATTCGATGGTCGGCATTGTCCACAAGCAGGAATGGCGCATTGAACTACCTGAATCAATGGAGTTCATACGCGAAAATGCTACCGACGATGGCGCGACGATTGAAGCATTCAGCCGCAGAATAACGCGAGAGCTTTTATTGATGGGGCGCTACATTGTCTCAGTCGACCGCCCGGCGTCAGGTGGTGAGCCATATCTGACCGGGCACAAAGCAGAAACGCTCATCAATTGGGATACTAATTTCTACGTGATGAACGAATCTGGCATGTACCGAAACGGGTACGGCTGGGAAGAGAAAGTAAAGTATCGCGTTTATGCAATCGACGAAGACGGAAAATACTACCAAGAGCTGGTCGACGAAAGCGGCGAGCCGTTAGAGGTTCGAGTTTATCCTGAAACCAACGCAGGCAGCATGAACAAGGTGCCTGTTGTGGTAGCTGGCCCTAGAGACATTACAAGCCAAGTGGAAAACCCGCCGTTGATGGGCGCGGCTGATTCAGCAATTGCAATTTACAGGCTAGATGCTGACTACCGGCACCAGCTCTACATGAGTGGGCAAGAAACGCTTGTCGTGAATAACGCAGACGCGCCGGATTCAATCGGCCCTGCTGTAGTCCTGCAAATCTCAGGCACCACAGAGCAGCCCGCAGACGTGTTCTATGTCAGCCCAACATGCGCGGGGATAGCAGCCCACAAGATCGCCATTGAAGACCAGTGGGAAGGCGCAGCGAAGGCAGGAGCCAAGCTATTCGACAGCGGGGCAGAGGTTGAGTCAGGACAGGCCCGCCGGATGCGCCAGAACGCAGAATCAGCAACATTGCAAACCATCGCCAACAGTTCAGCAGAGATGCTTGAAATGGCCTTGAGAAATGTGGCCGAAATGGTTGGCGCTAATCCTGATGATGTCGTGGTCACACCGCCGCGCAACTTGCTAGATGCGCCAATGAGCGCACTGGATGTCGTCAATATGGTCAAGGCATGGCGCGAGGGCGGCTTTAGCTACCTGACGCTATACGAGAACCTACAGCGCGGCCAGATTGCAAGCGACGAGCGTGACTCGGACGAAGAATTGAGCATGATGAATACACCGGACTCTGATTTAGATTCAGAGGCCATTTAACCGCGAAGCGGACTATTACGGGCGATGCCCAGGAGACCTAGCCGATGGCTATTAAGACAATCGTAGATAACCTAG